TGAAACAACAGCCTTGGATTAAGGATGTTAAACGAATCTTCAAGGTTTCTGGTCGTTCCATATTGGAGCCAGAATTCAATCTAAGTGATTACGATAACTTATTTGGTAAATATGTATTCAAAAAACGTATTCCCACTTGGATGCCACAAGTAACCCATGGTGCAACTGACTTGTTGATTACTAGAATGTTGTCATTTTGTCCATCTCTAATTGACAATTATATGGAAGTGACACAGAAAAACTTCCCCTTGTTTCAATTTATGGACTTTGAACATGCACATTTTGTCAACATTCCAAAAGAACATTTAGTTGAATTTGATAAGATTCACTGTTCTGGCTGGTTGGCAGGTAACGGACAAGTCGAAAAATATTGACTATGTAGTGAACCGAAACTCTCCACGGTTTGAGTGTGTCAACCGAAAAGTTATATAAATAACTTCATGGCAATCATAGTGTATTGCAATTCTAAGGAAATAACAATGATGCATTTCAAAACCTTCCTTAAAGAGGAGGCTGTAACGGCTGAATCGGAAGGAGAAAAATTAAAACATATCACACACGCCGAAGATAGACCTTTGCAACGTGGTCCTGAAGGTTTTCGTCATGCCGTAGAGGCATTAAAACAAGCACACAATCATATTAAGTCTGGTGGCCACAGTTCCGCACTTTCTATGAAATATGATGGTTCTCCTTCTTTAGTGTTTGGTCATCACCCAGAATCAGGTAAATTCTTTGTGGCATCTAAGTCTGCATTCAATAAAACACCAAAAATTAATTATACACACGAAGACATTGTTAAAAACCATGGCCATGCTCCAGGTCTAATGGCTAAATTACATGACTCTTTGAATCATTTGAAAAAGATTGCACCAAAAACTGGTGTTTATCAAGGAGATTTGATGTTCTCTGGTGATGATAAAAAAGAAACAAAACACGGAGTTTCTTTCACTCCTAATACCATACAATATACTGCTAAAGGTCATGAGGCGGATAAAGTAAGAAAAGCTAAATTGGGTATTGTTGTTCATACACAATATCATGGAGATACTGCATCTTCCATGAAAGCCGATCCTCATCCTGACCTGCACAACTTTAAAGACCATCCAGATGTATGGAGAGTGTCGCCAAATCATGACACCAAACAAGTTCATTACTCGGATGAAGCACAACAAGAATTTAAAGACCACATTAAGGACGCAGAAAAAATTCACAGAGCTGGTGGCAAAGAAATGTATTCTGCTGTGGCCAGACATTCTGGAGAGGGTGGTCAATTAGAACAATATATCAATCATACTGTTAGAACAGATGAGGTTCCTAGTTCTGAAGGTTTTGCTAAACATCTAAAAAGTAAAACCGAAAAAGCTAAAGAAAAACTTAAAACTGCTGCCGCATTAGGTAAAAAAGATTCTGAATATAAAATGAATGATGAACACATCAAAGCAAATAAACATCATTATGACAACTTATTCAAGATGCACGACCATTTGCAGAAAGCTAAAGACACCTTAGTACACACATTAAATCAGCACGAAGGTCATTTGGAACATCATGTTGAAACCAATAAAGAAGGTTTGAAAAGAACTGATCCAGAAGGATTTGTGGTACATTATGCGGGTGAACCAACAAAATTGGTCAACCGCAAGGAGTTCAGTAAAATTAATTTACTAAAGGTGAGAAAATGAAATTGGGTTTTTTAGATTACCTAGCAGAAAATTTTGGAGAAGACCACGATTTTAGCAATCTTACTCCATATCACAGTTATAAAACTGATGATGGACACAAAATTGAAGTCCACGTATTCAATCGTTTGGGTGGAAAATCTGCTGTTTTTTATAACAAAAATTTAGGTGTTATAACAAAAGTTTCACATTGGGGTCTAAATTCTCAAGAGCCAAGCAAACAAGAATTGCAACAAATAGGTCACGATGAAGAAGAAGAAACCCAAGAAAATAAATTGCATGAGAAATTTTCTCCTGAAGGTGAACCATTAGGAATCAATGCTTCTGGTAAAATTGTTGAACACTCTACAGCCCTGCATTTACATCATATGATGCACCAAGCCGCAGGAACAATAAATTCACCAGAACACTTAAAAGCAGTTAAATACCATCAAGACCAAATTGCAAAAGAAGCCACTGGCGCTAATAAAAAACAAGTTGGATTAAGAATTGAACATGGAAAGTTGGCTGCTAGGGCCATACTTGAGCATATTAGACAAAAACATGGTGAAGATGCCAAAATAACAAGAGTTGGCCACACCGCAAATGAAGGTGATATTGGAAAATTCACAAATGGTCTACATAATGACACACAAGAAAATCCATCCGATGTGGCAGTTGAAATATCACATTCGCAACACGCTTTAGAACCTGATGAAAAACATTTTGAAGGTTATTCATTAAAATCTTCAAAAAAATCTTCTACCATAACCGCAAAGAGTCCGGCAATTGATATGCATGGTGCCATTGACCATCCTAGAAGAAAATTAAACACAAATGCTATATCTCGTCAAGGATTGTCCAAGGTACATGAGCTATTGGGTGTTGGTCATTTAAAGGCATCACAAAGATCCAAAATTTTAGACGACTATCGTAAAAAGGAAAAAACTGGAAAATATGCTGTAGATAGAGCTAATCCAGAAACAAAAAGCAGTTCAATTGAATTGGCAACAAATGAATTGGCGAGACCATCTAAAACCGCGGTGGCAAAAGAGTTGCATGACCATTTGGACTTTTTAACAAAACAAAAAGATGGCCATAAAATTATTGGAAAGATGTTAAAATCTCACCTTACTGCTCAAACAGGAATGCCATGGTCTAAAGTTCACGTTAAGGGTGATAGTGTTGATAAAATACATGCAGGCGTAACTGCTGGAAGTGAATCACCACTAAATAAGATATTCAACAATGAAAAATCACAATATGTTGTAACCAGAAATGGTGACAGAGTAAGTATACACCATAAAGAAAAAAACGGAACCTTAACAACTTTGGCACACTATTCTCCAAAACCAAAATCAAATCCATTCAAAGAAGATGTTCACGGATGGAATGTATTACCGGCAAAGATTCACTAAAATGAAATCATTTAAACAATTAGTTGTGGAACAAAAAAACGACTATAATCCAGTCGTTACGGCCTTTGGAAGAATGAATCCTCCTACTACCGGACATCTAAAATTAATAGACAAGGTTAAAGAAATTGCCGATAAACAAAAAGCACCACATGTTATTGCAGTGTCTCACTCACAAGATTCCAAAAAGAATCCTTTGACACCACAACAAAAAATAAACCATTTGAATAGATATTCTCCAGGTACACACTTTGTGGGTGCTTCTTCAAACTCACCAACAATTCTACATCATGCAAGTAATTTGTATGCTGCCGGACATAAGCATTTAATAATGGTTGCCGGTTCAGATAGAGTTAAAGAGTATCACGATTTATTGAACAGATATAATGGTGTTGAAGGTAAACATGGCCATTTCAAATTTGATAAAATTGAAGTAAAATCTGCCGGGCACCGAGATCCTGATGCTGAAGGTGCTGAGGGTATGTCGGGTTCAAAAATGAGACAACATGCAAAGAATAATGATTTCTCATCTTTTAGACAAGGTGTTCCTAGTCATGTATCAGATGAACATGCAAAAGAATTAATGCATGATGTACGCAAAGGCTTACATTTAAATGAAAACTATAGTAGAGGCTTCAATAAAGCAATTTTTGTTGTAGGTGGACCTGGTTCGGGCAAAGATATCATTTTGCGTGAGTGCATCAACGAAGAAGAAATAACAGAATTGAATTTTTCTCAAGTTATTGAAATTCTAAATGATAAACATAAGTTGGCTATGTCTTACATGCAAAGTAGAAATTTAAAAATGGAAGCAGTCAAATATCACAAACCATTAATAGTTAATGGTCCTGCTGAAGATTTGGAAAAGATACACCATATCAAAGAAGAATTGGAAGAACTAGGTTATAAAACCATGATGGTTTTTGTTAGTACGACCGAACAAATCAGTAAAGAAAGAAATAAATCTTTATCAAAGATGATGATGGAATCCATACGTTTTGAAAAGTGGAATAAGGCACAAACAAACTTCAACGTATTTACTGAAATGTTTGATAATTTTGTTGAATTTGATAACAGTCTAAACAAAAATATGTTACTTGAAGATTTGGAAAATGTTTTAAGTACCACAACTAAATTTTTGGATTCCATTATTCTAGACAATAATGTTAATAAATTTTTGAAAATCTATGAATCTAAACTTGGCTCAAAGTCTATTCAAAGAACCAATTTGAAAGATAAAGGACTAAATGTATTGAAAGACAACAACAGTCCAGTTATGCAATTTGCCGCAAAACTAGGT